GTTTATAAGTTGAAACTCAATAATCTCAGGGTATTTACCCTCAATCTCAAGAACAAATGTTCTAACAGCAAATTTGGCACTCTTCTGTTCGGTGTTACCTACCGATTTGATTTTTCCTTTAATATTCATTTTATGTAATTTTGTTTTGCAAATTTAACAATAAAGTTTAGAATGTAAAGGAATGGTTTTAATAGTTTTCAACAAACAGAGGTTAACTTGTTATTAAAATTTATTTGGAATATTTGTAAGAATGTCATTACATTTGCAAAAGTAAAAACACACACATAATAAAAAACCATGTTACACATTGACAAAAACATTCCGATCCCAGATAGTAGTGGAAGAGGACGCAAGACTGAATACATCTTGCCAGAATTAGAAGTTGGAGATTCTTTCTTTGTAAAAGGAGAGACCTCAAAGTACTTAGCTAAATTATTCTACCAAAAGAAGAAAAGAAACTACGAGCTAACCGCAAGAACTATGGATGGCGGTGTTCGTATTTGGAGAGCAGCGTAAAAATTATTATCTTTGTTTACGATTCGAGTCGCAGCGGATCAAAAAACATAAAAATATTAGCCCTGTTGAATAGGTGAGACTGCGACCTCCCTGTTCTTCGGGGCATTTTTTTTCACATTATGAGTTTACATTCATTTGAAGTTAACCATGCCAAGGAGTATGGTTTAGCAGAAGCAGTCTTAATCAAGAACTTTAAGTTCTGGATTGAACACAATATTGATCAGAAATATAATTTTAAGGACGGAAGAACTTGGACTTATATTTCATTAAAAGAACTTGCCAAAAACTTTGAGTATCTCTCAGAGAAACAGGTGAGAACTGCTATTGATCACTTAGTTGCCGATGGTGTATTAATGAAAGGAAACTACAATAAACTTGCTATTGACAAGACTTTATGGTATGCCTTTGTTGATGAAAATAAGTTCATTAAACCATATGACGTGACGGAAAACCCATCTGCCCACCTGGGCAATCGAGCAGCCCCTGAGGTCAAAGCAATACCAGATACACTAAACATATACAGTAATACAAATACAAATAATATATTGGCAAAACCGAAGAAGAAAAGTTTTGTGCCGCCAACTGAAGAAGAAGTAAAGGCATTCTTCAAAGAGAATGGTTATAACGAGGAAACGGCAATCAAGTGCTATGGGTACTATGTTGATTTGGGGTGGACGGATAGTTACGGCAACAAAGTCTTAAACTGGAAGAGCAAGATGAGGAACAATTGGTTTAAGGATCAATACAAGATTCAGGAGGGAAAGATTAAAGTGAGAGACATATTCGGAAGCACACACTTAAAAACAAGAGAAGAAATAAATAGAGCAGAACCTGGATTTTTTAAAGAAATATGAGCAACTACCAAAAAATAACAGCACTAGGAATTAAGTGCAAGGACATCTCAGGACAACAGAAGGTTAATTGCCCGTTCTGTGTAGATGGAAGATCAAACAAGAAGGACAAGAGTCTATCTGTTAACGTGGAGATGGGAGTGTACAAGTGTCACTATCCATCATGCTCGGCATCAGATGGCAAGAGCGTAAATCTTAATGAGAAGAAAATAGAGTACGTTAGACCAGTCTCTCGATTGCAGAAGGTGAGTGATAAGGTTATCTCTTGGTTTGAGTCGAGAGGTATATCAAACAATACTCTGCTTCAATTTAAAGTTACGGAGGAGGAGCAGTTCTTCCCTCAGGTACAGAAGAGCCGAAATGCTATCTGCTTTAACTACTTTAAAAATGATATTCTTGTCAACGTAAAGTACCGTGATGCAGAGAAGAATTTCAGAATGGTTTCTGGAGCAGAATTGATCATGTATAACCTGACCTCATTAGAGGGCTATAAATGGTGTGTAATCGTCGAGGGTGAAATGGACTGCCTCTCGATGCACGAAAGTGGAATCTACCCCGTCGTAAGCGTCCCAAACGGGGCTTCAAAAGGTAATCAGAACTTAAAGTATCTCGATAACTGTATTGATGACTTCTCAGACAAGGATAAAATCATCATTTTTACCGATAATGATTCAGCAGGACTTTCTCTACGCGATGAGTTGACAAGGAGACTTGGTAGAGAGAGAATATGGTATGTAAATTCTATTGATGGATGTAAAGATGCCAATGAGATTCTTCTCACATACGGTCCTGAGATGTTACAAAAAGTAATAGCTGAGGCTTATCAAATACCTATAGAAGGAATAGAGAAAGTAAATGACGTAAAGGATAAGATAAACGATATATATCTTAACGGTTTTCCAACAGGTCTTAAGGCTGGATATCCAATGCTTGATGAACATATTTCTTTTAGAGGTTCAGAGTTTACAATAATTACAGGTACTCCCAACGCTGGTAAGTCTACATTCCTGAGTAATATCATTGTTAGACTCGCTGCAAAGCACTCATGGAAGATAGCAATGTTTTCTCCAGAAAAACAACCTACAGAGATTTTATTTACAGAATTAGCTGAATTATTTATAGGCAAGTCTTTCTTCTCTTACAATCCGATTAATAAGATGACTGAGAAAGAAGTTGATGTGGCCCGTGAATTTGTTGAGGATATGTTTTTCTTCATGAAGATTGATGAGATGGATGTGACTATTGACGGCATCCTTGACAAAGCAGCAGAACTTGTAAAGAGAAATGGAATCAATTGTCTCGTAATAGATCCTTGGAACTATGTAGAACACCAAGTGCCGAAAGGTATGAGCGAGACACAATATATATCAGAGGCATTAACAAAAGTAAAAAGATTTAAAGATCGTTATGGAGTACACGTTTTCCTTGTCGCTCATCCGACAAAAATTAGAAAAGAGAATGGAGCCTATGTTGTCCCTACTCTCTACGACATCGCAGGTTCAGCACATTTCTTCAACAAATGTGACAATGGTTTTGTGGTCTATAGAGATTACGCAACTGGAGAAACACAGGTCCACATTCAGAAGATTAGGTGGTCTTTTGTGGGAAGAGTTGGAGAGGTGCGATTCCTATACGATGTAAAGTGCAAGCGTTTTACTGAGATCGGAAGCGAAGAGCGTTTTAGCCCAATAAATGATTACGAACAAAAAAATGATGACATTTATGGAAACGAGGATATACCATTCTGATCCAGCATTTCAATATGGACTCAGACAAGTGGCAATTACATCATGGAAAGATGGAAAGCTAACCGGTTCAAAACAAGACTTTTACGAGAATGTCGAGGCTGTTTATATCTGTGTTAATAAAAAATATGTAGAAATAATTGAAGTTTTATTTGCATTCTGTGAAAAAAATGTTAGATATTTGCGAAATAATAATTTAATACAAAAAGAAGTAAATGAAAACATCAAGAAAAACGCAAGTAATAGAACTTGCAAGGAGCTTGGTCTCGCTAAGCCAAATGGTACTCAAAAGTACAGAGAGAAATATTTACACAATTTATACAAATTCGTCTACTGGGATTTCATTCAAAATCACTCAATAGATCAGGTAAAGGAAATGTTCAACCAAATCAAATAATAAAAACAAATGACAACAGAAAAAGAAAAAAAAGCAATTCACTTTGGAGACATCTTAGAGTATGTGCCAAATGAGAGAAAAGAAAGATTCATTCACGATCTAATTCTTTATGTGCCTCACCTAAAAGAAGAGGCTGACAAGTTTACTCATGTGATCCACAATGTAGCTGTAGGAACTAATATGAGAAATTACATTGATCTCATGAAGGATTTGGCTATGAAAGTTTACAACGCAACAGGAGAAAAAAATAGAAAGAGAGAGAATGTTGCCTATCGTCAAATGGTAATGTGGATGATGTATAAAACACTACCAATTACATTAACTGGTGTTGGTGAGGAGTTTGACAATAAGCACTATGCTACAGTATTGTACGGCATTAATGAATTTCAAGATTGTATTGAGACATCATGGAAAGATAGAATGTTAGTTCAATACTTTGTTGAGAAAATGGAAGAGAATGGATACTCACAACCACGAGTTGCGTACAAAGAGTTACTTTACAAATTAAAAATTCAAGAATAAATAGTTATGGAGATCACAATTCAAAAACCACACAAGACGGAGTATTACTTTAAAGGAGAAATCACTTTAGACATGAAGTATGAATACACTTTAGTTAAATCTGTAACTGAAAGCGGAACAATCTATGGAGTAGATGCTCACCCGTCATCTGATGAATCAAACTGGAACGGTTGGGATGAAATAAAAAAGAAGTTTATTCAAGATATTATCCGCAAACACTACGAGACTTATGGAGCAGAGTAAGACAACTATAAGCAAAATAAAGTACAATTACAAGGATGAAAAAAGTTCAAATACCCTTGAAAGTGTAATTGCAGATCTTCGTAAAAGAGAGGAAAAAGGTTTGAAAGAATATGGGACCACAGTTGATCGAAAAGACCTAATTTTGAAAGACTGGATAAAAGAAGCCTATGAAGAAGCCCTTGACCTTGCCGTCTACTTACGAAGAGCTATGGATGACATACAATGAAGAAACAGAGACTTACACTCCTGTTATTGTTACTTTAATGGATTACGAATACGAAGAAAATAAGAAATATGGAAAATAACTTGATGTTTTTAAAACACTTAATTAAGAATATGCACCCTGATTGGACGGATGCTCAGGTAGAAATAGAGGCACTTCGCACCTCCTTAAATCAAGATGATGAAGAGGAGGAGGGATGTCTTTATTGCGGATCATAACATTCAATTGTTAATATCTTTTAATTGACTTTATAAAATTCTTTTATATCTTTGTAAAAGAATATGAACACACACACACTGATTCTGGCTGCAATTTTATTAGCAGGATGTCAAGAAACAAAATGTCTGGATGATAAGTGCATTTACAGTCTACCATCAACGGAAGGAGATTGTGTTGACTCTCTTCTGGTAAAAAAGTGCCAGGAATCAGGTGTTGATTATAACACAATAGGAACCACAACAGATCCAACAGATGAAGAACTTAATTGAAAAGGTTGAGGAGTTTAACACAGCCTTTAATTTACCCATTAGAAAAGAAACTACGAATTTAGATCGCAACGAGATCGTACTACAATACAGATTACTTTTAGAAGAATTAGAAGAGTATGCTGATGCTGCTGCCGATGGTGATCTAGTAGAAGTTGCCGATGCAATTGGTGATATGCTTTACGTATTAATCGGCACAGCTATACGTCACGGTATTCAAGATAAACTTGAAGATATCTTTAATGAGATACACCGATCTAATATGTCAAAATTAGAAAATGGTAAACCATTGTATAATGAATATGGAAAAGTAATCAAATCCTCTTCATACTCACCACCAAATATTAAATTTCTATTATGAACAACTGGTTATTAATATCTATGGTTGCCGCAATTTTAGTGGTAATTATAACATACTTGGATAAAGGAGATAACGATAAAAACGGATTTGCCTCATGATAATTACACTTCATGAATCGGAGGTACACTTTCTTAGAATGCTTGCATCTACAAGATCCTTCTTCAGTAGAAAAAATAATGTCGCAGATCAAAAGTTTGCCGCAGACAAATCTGGTTTTGAAATAGACTTTGACGGATGCCTATCTGAATACGCCTTTTGTAAATGGCATAATATTCATTTTGATTTGTCTTTTGCGGATGATACAGCAGGCAAGCCAGATTGTATCTATAAAAATTTGACAATAGATATTAAAAGCACTCGTTTAAAGAATGGCCGTTTGATTGTCAAACTAAATGCTCGTCCAATGGATATGTATGTCCTTGCCATTGTGGAGAATGATTATACAGTTCGTTTTCCAGGATGGTCCAGATCGCAGGATGTAAAATTAGAAGAGAATATACGTAACCTTGGAACCGGAGACTCGTATGTACTAGATCAAGATCAACTATTAAGATTTAAAGAAAATGCACACAAAAAAAACTAAGGTGTCTTACTTCCACGATAAGGAAGAAAACAAAATGCTCGAAGTAACAGAATGGGCTAACGGAGCTGGAGTGGATATTGCCATTACCAATGAGACAGGTAGACAACTAATCGCTCTCTCTTATAGAGACGCAAAGAACCTACGCAGACTCATTAGGTATATACTACGTCCAAATGTTGATTAAAGGCTTTTATATCGAGGCTGAGGAGGTTTTAACTAATAGTGGAGGGGTAGACTTCTTTGATATAACTCCAACAGAACAATTAGTTAGAACAATGTTTGATATTAGAGACGTAATGTCTATACGACAGGTCGATGAATTAATACCAGAATATGTCGTAATAGAAATAGGCATGGGAAACCCACGCCTATTCAAAACTTCTTATGACTCAATTAAGTCTATCTTTATAAATAGAGACTCTATTTAATTATTTGCTTATAGTCCACATTGTATTCTCTACAGGTTTTTTCTTTTTAAGCGCTTTTTTGAATTTACCTTCCATGCTAATTTTGCATCCAGCATCTTGCGCCTTCTGACCTGCCTTATCTACACAAACCTTACTTTTATTTCCACCCATATCCATGTTCTTCTTGCCACCTCTGTCATACTTGCCTCTACCAAGAACTTTGTTTACTTTATCTTTAACCTTATCCATTCCCGGTGTAGGTTTTGCAGCACGCTCACGTTCTTTAGCTAACTTAACTCTATTCTTGTTATACTCCTTTTGTTGAGAAGCAGATAGTTTTGAAGAAGCTGGTTCAACACCGTACTTCTCCATTTTTCTTTCAAGCCTAGATTTTTGTTCGCCAGGCACGCCTTTGTAGTATTGTTTTACTCCACCCTCTTTTTTAATACCCTCATTAAGATTTTTATTCAAAACTCTTTCATCTCTTTTAACCTGTCTTTTTTCTTGACGAGCTTCTCTGCGAGGATTATTATCTGAGGGCATTCCGGTTATCGGATTAGTCTTGGCTGTTGTTTTCATTGTTGCCATTTTCTAATCTCGTTAATTATAAATTAATGTCTCTACCGTCCATTATATACACATTCACCTTTGCGTATGGAATATTTACACCAGTATCATTATTCAATAGCCCCATTTCTGAAATATAACAGGCGTATCCATCTGAATCAACGAATACTTGGTTGCAGTACTGAGAAGCATTATTATAAAGATTATCATTTGCTGCAAATATAGTTTCAGTATCGTATACAGGAGGTAAAAACTTAGCAACATCTGCTGATATAATAAAAGAAGTGTAGAAAGTAACTTTTTTAAAATCAGTCATTTCACCTTCTCCAGCGTTATAAACTCGGATATATTCTTTTCTATTTAAGTCGAATGCGTTCATGGTATAAAATATTTAAGCAAATATACTATTTTTTTAAGAGC